GCTATTAGTACAACCTTGCATGTTGCCTCTCTTATAAATAAAAAAGGCCGCACATTGGCGACCTAGTTTGAGATTTTTTTGTTTATGATAAGCAGCGGAATGATAGCCTGAATATCGTTCGGTTTTCTGTGGTTACAATTCCTGATGGCAACCCACCCATGTTAAAAACTGAGTTGAGATTACAGTCACTGGGGTTTGCCGCGACATATTTGAGCATTTCATCAGCGCGAGTTAATGCGGGGATTGGGTCATCTTGTGCGGACACGAGAATAACATCGACATAATCATCTGCACTCAACTCACCCAGCCGACCAGAACCACTGACAGGACGGATAACAATATATTGCTGGATTTTACTATCTGGTCGCTCTTTCCATTCAAGCCTTTGAACAATGAAGTCAGAAGTCAGGTTTCCGCGCTCCAAGTAATCGAGAAATTCGTCAATAATCATCGCCTCATCTCCCGTTTAATTGCTTCGTCGATTTCCTGTCTTGCTTCTTCAAATCCAGCTTGTAAGAATTTAGGCTTAGCGTTAGGGTCCCAATAATTACCTTTTCCAGTGCCTCCACCGAAAGAGACACCATCACGAGTTTTACCAAAGTCCTCTCGTGGTTGACCTTTGAGCTTGCCAGATGCATTGTGAACATAGATGGCATAATTAGCGGTATAACCAACTCGACCAGTTATCATGACGCCATTAACCCTCACATCTCGATACTGTGAGTTAATGAGTGTAGATGTGTCGATAGGTGTATACCTAGCCGCATGAGAAGCGCCAACAATTAACCCTGCCGTTACTGCTCTTACCGCCCTTCGATTGACGTCATCAACAAAGGCCTGAGTATTGCGTCGACATTCACTGATACCGCGAACACGTTTAGCCATATCACGTCCTTATCTCATAATCTAGCTCTTCACCAAAAAAGCTCATGTCATCTTCTTTAACTGTGATGATAATGTCAGCCCCTGCGGCTCTCGGGTCAGATTGAGAAGTAGTATCACCTTTGGCAATGTAGAAGCCTCGCTCTGGCTTTTGCACATCTACACCATTACGCTTCAGCTCAGTGTAAAAAACGTTATTGGTAACAAACTCTTTGCCCATATCGTCTTTCACAACTTCATTGCTAGATTGCCATGTGCAGTCGATAAGATAAGGCTGGCCATAGGTGATTGTGTCATCCCATTTGCCACCGCCACGAGTGACAGGGTAAATAGTAGCGAGCGCGGTATATGACCAGTTAGCGGTAGTGCTCATAATGCATAGCTCTCGAATTGATAAGGCTCGCACTCCTTGCAACCAACCACCGTAAACCCAGTTAATTTATTGCTGTCAATTACAGCAGCAACAACACCAGCATTTGGCGAAGCCATGCCATTAAGAAGCCCAACAACACCCATTGTAATTACGCCATCATTTGACTTTGCACACACAAAAGGAACATTTTCAGCCTCTAAGTTATTGTTAAATTCAACTCGGTGGCTAATTAATTTCTGCGTGCCTTCTTGGTCTAGCTCAAGTAAGCGATTTAACATATCCGCTAGTTTTTTTGCTTCTATCATCACTTTCCTCCACACATACACCCACCTTTAGCAATCCACAACCCAGCATGTGCGGTTTGAGTCGGGTCAGATGGGATTAGACCATTAGCGCACCCGTACTTATCTAAGCCACGTAGAAGCGATGTAGCCGCTTTCCATCTATCACCAAATGATTGATACCGAAATGACCGTGACGCACCGTTGGGGGCTGATTGCGAGCTGATATACTTGTCACCCTGACCAAGCGCCATGAGTGCAAGCAAATACATCTGAATCAATAGTGCGGTTGCCGCTGGATAATGCTTATCAAGGCATTCCTGAATGCTACCGACCTGTTCAATCAATGCATCGAGAATAAAATCAGGTAACTCTATTCCCTGCCCCGTCAGGTATTCTTTGGCTTGCTCTTTTGTGATCATGATTACCTCACAAAGCAAAGCCCCCTTTCGAGGGCATAAAAAAACCGCTTTCGCGGCTATTCTTCTGGAAGCAGAGCAATTAGCTCATCGACCTTGGCTTTCTCATCAAACTCAATACCTAATTCAGTGAGTTTTTCGATTACTTCTTTCTTAGTTGGCTTTTTAGATTGCTCAATTGAGGGTGTTAGTGCCGCACTAGCTTCATCGGACAGCAAGCGTACATTTGGCTTTAACACTGGATGCAACTCTTCAAATTCAACTACCTGCCCCTTAATAACACCATGCCAAGGGATAATAACTTCATACTTAGCCATTTTTATCTCCTTAGCTCAGTTTCGCGCCATAAACCACACCAGATTTGCCTTCACCATCACGAGTGATTTGCAGACCTGCCGCGCTCATTATTTGGAAGTTGTAGTTGTCCTGTGGCACAAAGCGAGGCTTAGGAACAACACCCGTTGCCATACCGACTAAAGGGGTTACTACATCTTTGCGGCGCTGATACGCGATGAACTCAGTTCCTTTAAGCGCATAAGTGGGGCGAATTTCCTTCACGCCAGCATACGGCAGCAAGGTATCGATAACACGGCCATTCACTACGCTATTGCCAGCGCCTGCACCAACAGCAACAACTGTAGGCTTAATCAGGTTACCCCATGCCTCGTAGCTCACCCACATAACATCGTAGAAATCTACTTTGTTATTGAATGCAGTCTGACCAAACGCACCTTTAAAACCAAAGAACGCTAGCAATGCTGGTAAATCAGCTGTGGTTAAGTCGATGTTTGCACCAGATGTGCCTAAATCAATCTTCGCTGTATTGCGGTGGTTTTTCATGCCTTGGCCTTTGTAGCCATCAACACTGATTTTGTCATCACCGCTTAAGAAGTAATTAACAACCTTCTTGTTGAATTGACGCATCTTCGCAGTTTGAGAATCTAACACTAAGTCGATACCAACAGTGCTTAAGCCTGCTGCGTGACGCCAGTTAACACCATAACCTGCGGTGAATACTGGAATTGGGTCACCGTCTGAACCGTATTCAGTGTGGTCATGTGAGTATGGCGCTTGACCATCGATACTGATTGACACATCGTCAGCAATATCACCAACCACATTGTATAACTTGGCGGTTTTACCAATCGGCAACACAGTTTGCAGGCCCATTAAATCATTAACGATTTCCATGCCTGTTTCTTGGTCGCGGAGTTGGATAATGTTACTGTCAATCTCAGCCCAAAATTCACGAGTGAAGCCGCCAACTTGGTTGGCCGCTAACGTTTCACCGTCCATCACGTTCTGATACTGGTTAATCATCAGATTATGCTGCGTGTTATAAATATTACGTGTCGCCCACAATCCATCCCACTGACGTTGCAGTCGGCTATTTGTTGCTAAAGTTTCAGCAGTATAAAACATAGTTTTTCCTTTTAATTATGCAGCGGCAACAGTGCCAACACGGAAGCGAACTCGAATGAAATCCGCGCTAGACAGAGTTACTTCATCTTGGCTGTAGCCAATAACCGACTCGGTATCAGCAGTTGCCAAAGCACCTTGACCATCCGCACCAAATTTAATCGGCGAGTCTTTTTTGTAAGTGCCAGCAGGAACCAATAAAGCAAGCTCTCGACCTTCTTCCACATACTCACCGACAGCAGAGTCACCAGCTGGAATCGCATCACGAATTGTCAGCCCTTGGTGATACGCTGGATTGGTAATGTAGATGCGACCAGTTAATGCTGTAGCTTGTGCAAACTCATCATTTGCATCAATAACCACGAAAGTACCTGGCAACACATTCGCCTTTGCTGCGCGTGTTTCTGTGATTGATTTGCCGTCAAGATTTACACGGCGGTAACGACTAGTAGCCATTATTGAGCTCCTTTAAAGTATTCAGCTGGGTTTGGTGCGCCAACTTGTTCCTGTTGTGTGCCTGAGTTGCCAGCTAATGACGCTGCTTCACCGAGTTGCTTGTGCATATCGATTAACGCTTGGCCTTGCAGTGAATTTGCAACCACTTCGCCATATTTAGCCGCCACCTCTTTACGCATTTCTGTTTCTTCAGCGCGTTGGTTTGCGGTTAGTGATTCTTCTAACTTCTGATGGTTAACTTGAAGCGCATCAACCTTTTCATTGATTGGCTTTAGTTGCTCTGCAAAGTTTGCCGCTAATGCCTGTGTGATATCGCCTACTAAGTCTTTCTTTTCTTCTTGAGTTAAAGGCATGTCGCCCTCCGTGATATTGTTGATTGCAGGGCTTGCCTGCGGTTTACTGAATGCCGATTTAATTTTGTTTGTTACCACTTTTACCCATGACTCTTGGCGCTCTACTTCTTCACCTTGAATATCAAATGTGATAACGCCGTTTTCGTTAGTGTAGGAATGTAATTTAGCCGTGCCGTTATCCACCATGATGACTGCGTGTGTATCAGTGAAATCAGATACCCATACATATTCGTCACCAGTAGCAAACTGCTTGCGAGCCGCCATTGTTAACTTGTGTTCTTTCTCGCGATAGGTTTCGCCAGTAAGCGCACCGTTGTTGATTTGCATCTCAGTTGCTTGGTCAGCGTTGACCATCATTCCAACGCCTTGAGTTGGTGTTGCTGCGCCAGACTCATGAAGTAAGATTGCGTCATGGTCCATGCTGTGGATTTTTGCAATCCAGTTATAACCTTGTGCTTTCTGCTCTTCGTTGGCTTCAAGTTGCTCCAAGAAAACAGCCACACTGGTATGAATTGGCTCTGAGCTTTCGCCGCTTTCCAGCGCTTCCACTCTTGCCAACACTTCGCGCCCACCTTCAGATTCTTTTGCCTTGTTTACATCAATCCACTTTTCGACATAAATCCGATTGCCGACTTTCGCAACATTACGATTCCATGCCCCTACATGCCCATGATTGATACCCTCAGCGGATAATGCTGATACAAACTCACCATTTACCGTTGGGTGACCAAGTGGCGCGAGAGTGCCTTCTAGGCCTCTGTAGTGAGCATCGATTTCTGTGCTTGGATATAAGCCACCATTCATGATGACGTTTGCCGGCAGTGTGTAACTCGGGATGATGATGTGCTCACGACCGTTATAAGTTTCACGCCTGATTGATGCGCTGTTAACCTTGGTCGTGACATTTACTTGAATCGGCATCGTTATTCCTCCGCCCATTGGTAACCACGTTCTTTCATGGCTTCTTTTTCCTCTTTCAGTTTATTGAGTAACGTATCGTTGTAGGGTCTACCATCTTTGTCGGTAAGAATGGTTACCGTCGAACACTTACAGTTGATTGAGTTACCATCTCTAGCCCACCAATCGCGCTGCTCGTCAGTGGTAAATATTTTTCCGTGACGTGATGCATGATTAGGTCGTGTTGTTGGACTCAATGCGGATATGTGGACCTGTCGAGTTTCAAGATTGAGAATTTCGCTAGCCTCATCAGCTTCATCCATTCTTGCCCTACGTAGTGCTGTGGTAATTTCCGTTCTAGCTACTCGATTAGCTCGACGGATTTCGATACCTGATTGCTCATTCAGATTTCTAGCTACCTCACGAGGATTTAGCCCTCTCGCTATGCCATCGGTAAGAATACGCGCCATATCTGCTTTGACTTGCGCAGACAGCCCTTTCATTTCTTCAAACACACGAGCGCGAACTAACGCCATCCGAAGTTGATAGGGCTCACTAAGTAATATCGTTGCTACGCTTTGCTGCGTTGCGGCATATGCTGTCGACTGCTGCGCTAGGTTTGCATATTCCTGCGCTGTTCCTCGCTCATATGCTGTGCTGACGTACTCATTGAAAAAGAAGTTATTGAATTCACCGCCCTGCAATAGCACCTCATCAACCATGAGCTCACCGTCTCTCAAGATGATTGAAAGATAGTTAGGGTCTAGGTCGAATTGGTATTTTTTATTAACTACTGGTTCGGATGGGATTCTATTGAGTAGCTGTATGTAGCCTTGTGATACTTTTTTAATGCGCTTAACAAATGCTTTCATTGCTCCGCGTTCTAACTTATCAACCGCTGTCGGATCTGCTTTCGTTCCTGCTCTTATCGCGGTTCGTATCTTCTGGATTTTCATCGAATTCACCTAGCGGGTCATCGCTGTCGTTTTCATGCCCTGCCGCCGTCCTGATTTCCTCAACAGTAAATACAGGTCCGCCAGTTGCTAGTGATGTCTGATTAATGCGGCTCATCTTCTCAGCACTATCAAGTTTTTCAGTTGCTGATTGCTCGTTCAGGTCATCCCAAATAACCGTTTTCTCTGGCACGGGCTCTAGCACTTTGATTCGTGTTAAGTGGTCAATAAAGTCTTCCACCTCGAATGACAGCTCACTTTCCCTACGTGACTGACAGCGTGAATTGAAATACTTCTGGTCTTCGGTGCTGGCTCTTTCACCCGTTTGCATACCGACTAGTATTTTCGATGGGATATCTAAAGCGGCTGCGGCAGTCTGTAAGTTAACGTTATAGGTTGGTGTCGGGTCAGCAACTGGACTAACCAACGGGGTAGCCGTAGCGCCTTGAGTAACTAAAGTGACATCATTACCCCTGTTAACCTCTCTTGTAGCTTCATTAAATTTATCTTGAAGCTCATTAACACTTACCCCGTACATCGCGGCCAAGTTGTTAAAGTCGATGGTTTCGGCAAAGTTAATATTTAACTGTCTAGCAGCATTTTTCAGGAATGATTCACCAGAACCGCCCTCGACTTTTTCAAGGCTTACAAATGCGTTGTAGGCTGGCTCAAGAAAGCCAATGGCATCAATGGAGTAATCACCTAGAATGAAAACGCGATCAGGATGAATATTGATATTCCTAGTGCCACCATTGGGTAGTGACTCGGTGTATTGCCACATCTTAGGTTGGCCGTAGTCAGGCGAATTAATATCTGTGACCCACTCAGTAGGCTTGATAGCACTAGCCCATGCGGGAGTAACCTTTTTAAGTAACTTTGACGATTTAACTTGCTCGTGCCATTTTCCGCCATCATTAATGTGAAGTATCAGCCCTGCGTATCGACCAACTAATCGACGTTGGTCTGCTTCTTTAAATTCTCGCCATATACGTTTAGTTACTTGTTTTTTAAATTTTCTTTCCCACGATGTTTCTTCCTTAGATTTATCTGCTTTATCTCCTTCGATAACTTGAGGTGACGTTTTCCAGCAAGTTCCAGTAAGTTTCGTTACCCCACCGTAAGCGATGCCGCCACGTCTAAACAGGTTATATAAATCACTGAATGTCAGAGTTTGTTTAAATCCGTACTCGCACCACGCTGATTCGCGCTTGGCGTCAATCCCCATAGTCGGATTAACCAAGGCCATACGAGCACGAGATATCGCGTCATTCATCGCATGATTGACGGCTAATTGTAATTTTTCGGTCATGTATTACCTCAGTAACCGTTTGGGGATCATCATTCCGATTGATACTGGTTCACTCAGCTCAGTCAATGCATAAACTGTGGCGTCCATTCTGTCGGGTGACTTCTTGGCTGTTTGCGGTACGTATTCCATCATCTGGTTTTCTAGTGTGAACAAGTTACCTCTGTGTCCAACCCTGCCCTGTGCATATAAGGCTGATATTGGCTCAGCTCTGGCAAACTTACCCTTGCTAGCATGGATGCGAATAATGCGTCCTTTGAAACCTGCATTCTTCAGCGTATCTTCAGCCATATCGCCACCTTGGTTAGTTTCAATGACTATCGCGTCAGCCTTATGATGCTCATAGGCCCATATCGCTTTTGTCGCCCAACCATTCGGGGAATATTTACCGCTATAATCACCATCGACTGTGAATTGTCGCTTGTCACCGCCACCGTATGCGCTGGCCACTGCAATTCCGCTTTCGTCACTCTCATCTGAGTTTGTCGCTTGCGGGTCAATAGCTACTACCGTTCGAGCTAATGGCTCTATGATATTCAGCTCACGAGCCGCATTAATCATTTGCTCATTCCACAGTGCGCCTTCCTCATTAAATCTGCGAGGACGTTGCATATACTGCGCTTCAAATGTTCTACGGTGCGACTCTAAAGCCGTTCGATGTGATTCATTGTGTTTAAATTCCCACAGCCAACCATCATCAAGACCGTGCTCAATAGGTATGGCGTGAGTGTTTTCAGGGAATAACTCTTGATACAATTGTGAATTATCAATGACTACGGGTAAGTAAAGGTGATGCCATTTCTCACCAGAGCCGCCGCGCAATAGATAGCCGCTTAAATCGTGGTAATGAATACGCTGCATGATCACAATCATTGGCGTGGTTTCGATGGCCAATCGTGATTTGATTGTTTCGTTAAAGCGATTATTTACACCGTCACGAACAGTCTCACTATATGCGTCATCTGGCTTAACAGGGTCATCAATAACCAATGCGCCCTGCCATCCCGATTCCATATGCCCTGCTCGAAAACCTGTTACCTGACCTGCGGCAGAGGAAGCATATACACCGCCGCCAAACTCATTCCACCACATAGCCTTACTATCTGCATCATCGCGTAAAGTCATTGGCCACATAGATTGAAATGCTTGTGACTTAACCATGCTTCGAGTTGTTGACGAGTTAAGTAATGCCAAGTTATGGGAGTATGAAAGGTGCATGAAACGGGCGCGATTATTTACCGCCATCCCTCGCCCCATCATGTTGATAGTTGCGAGTTCTGTTTTTGTATAACCTGGAGGAACATTGATTATTAGCCGCGTAATCTCACCACTAACAACCCTATCAAGCGCATCCTGTATTGCGTGGTGATGAGGGGCGACGATCATCTTGCCGCCAGTGCGTTGCTTGAAGAAGTATCGAGAAAAGTATAACCCGTCCTCTTCGCACTCTAATTTACGTGCAAAGTTTTTTTGCTCAACAGTCGTCCTCATTTAGCATCTCCTGTCGAGCGTTTCTGTATTCTTCTTTGGTGAGCGTTGCGGTTTCTATTGGTCCGCCGTTTTTGCCAGTAAGTTCTGTTTTACTTAATTCAACAAACGCCCCAACGCTTCTATGTCTACCTATCATTTCTAGGTTCTTCACTTTGTCAGGCCATTTGATTTTCTTCATGATGCCGACCAAATCACGTTCACCATCTTTAGACTCAAACATTTCAGCTAAGTCCATGCCGCTTAATGATGTGCGCCAAACTTTAGGCCACTCATGAATAGGCTTTATGCCTCCATCATCGTGGAGAATGTCCAGCACATCCATTTGGTCTATATCGACTAAGCGCTTAAGCACGTAATCAGCATCGACATCTAACCTATCACTGCGGTTATTCATTAGTTCTTGAATTCGTTTTTCAATGTCAGGTTTTGTCAGGTTTTCATTCCCAACACTTCGCGCAGTTTTTTCGCTGTACCCCGCACGAATAGCCGCCTGTGTAGCGTTCAAATCAACGAGGTACTCACGACAAAACATTTCCTGCTTATCTGTGAGTGCCATATATTCATATCCTCATAACAAATTAGAAAACCAGTCCGTATGAACTGGCTTTGTGATTGGTTATTCTGCTACTTCATCGTTGAATAACGTTTTCTTAGCTTCTTGAACACGTTGATAAACAGTGTCTACTTTAGTCACTGTATCGCCGTCTCCATTGCTATTCATGCTTGAGTTTGTGTTCCAGAGTAATGTGAATAACTCATACTCAAGTTGCACGTCGCTGATGAGCTTAATTGCCTTAGCCGTCGCCGTAGTGTTATTGCCTGTTAGCTTAAGTAAACCTAAGCGGATTTTCTCTTTTGCTGTTAGTTCAGTAGTCATAAATTGCCTTTCTTTAGGTAATAAAAAACCACCCGAAGGTGGCTTGGTTTGAATATTCAATTCCTTTATCTATTGCTAGCGTTATTTTAGGGAATCCCTGTGCTCACAGCACCTTTCAATCATAGCTCCATAAAAAGTTGGCGGCATAACATCACGGATCATATTTTTACCAATACTATGCTTTTCTTTGTACTCATCCATGCAATAACTGAATTCCATCATTTTAACCCCTTCTTGGGGGTGATTATAAACTACATTTATAAGGTATTCGTCTTCATGGATAGTAATAGCATCATACCTAACAAGACCTTTATTATTACCCTGCCCACTTCGACTAAGATAGAAAGTTTTAACTCCATTGAAAATCATCATTGCCTCACTTAATAAAATTAATAGCACCAGAAAAGCAATAATATATTAAAAATATTGATTTAGCGTTTTTTCTCTTCTAATTGAAGTTTTTGTACAAATCCGCCCATCATCTAACCTTGTTGGGGTTATTCATTTTTGTAGGTTGTACCACTCCCACGCCCTGCCATGGTGCTCAATGATCTGAGCGTGACAAGTTAGCTGTTCTGGAATAGAACATGGATAACCTTCTGCTTTGGCTGTCGATATGTATTCGAGCATTTCTTTTTCTTGTTCTTTTGTCATAACCTAACCCCATTAAAAAGCCCCGCTATTGCGAGGCTCGTTGTGAATTCTTGTTACCTATTTAATATCTAATGGCATATCGCGCATTGATTTAGGCATTTCCTTTTCACCATACTCTTCGGCTATTGCCATTATTTCTCTGTATGGTCTAGCGAATGGGCCAACTACAACAATGATGTTTTGACTATAAGCTTCCTCTGGAGTCAGTTTCATGGTTTCTACTGTCATTACCAGTGCGACTTTCAATGCAGCACCAGTCCACGGTAAGCGTTCAAGTTCGCTCATTACCATACCCTTATCTTTCAGGAAAGCGATACTCGAAATGCTGAGGCTCTCCACTTCTATCTGTTACGTGCAGTTCATAGATAAATTTATTTGGAGCAATATTAAAGGGCTCAACAATTCCGTCTACATGAACGTCATTACATACCGCTGGCAGCTCAGCTATGTACGTTGATGGAGGCATCCCTTCATCATTTAGTTTTACTTGAGCCCATACACCTTCGCATGGGCCATTAACTAATTGAACTTCCATGGTAACCTCGCCTAGTTATTCGTCATTGAAACACTGGCAGGTGGTGACGATACCACTTTTCGAGAGCGACTCTAGCCAGTAGTTATACTTTCGCATAAAAAAGACCGCTGAGCGACCTATTCATCTACAAATAATAATTTTGGTTGAGTGAGTGAAAGTATTTGTTCGTATTCCAATTGCAATGCTTTCTTCTCTTTCTTCCGCTTATTCATTAACTGGCTACCAAGGCGACCTTTCAATTCAGACTTAGCCGCTTTTAATGCATGACGATGCTGAGCCTCTTCACCTAAATCTTTCCAACGATTAATTTGCTCTGCCATCCAGTTAAATGCTTGAATGAATTTTATCTTAATAAGCATTGCTGCCTTACCTGTAAAACTCATAACCAAGAGCATGTATCCGTCTTTAGATAATTTGTACATTGGCTTAATATCGCCATTTTTATCAATATAATCAGTGGGCTCAAAATTGAGCTCAGCAAATTCTTCGGGGCAATCATTGATTGTTTGTTTTATTTTTCTCAGCACGTTCTTGTGAGTCTTGCCGAAATAGTCAGCAATCTTTTTGCTAGTTGTGAAAACTTGTCCATCAGATGCCATAACCATCTTCTGAAAATTAAACTCAGGAATAACGACTGTATTATTCATAGTGCTTACCTTACTTAGTAATGAGCCTTTGCCACATAGGAAAATCAGCCCATCGAAGCGCACCAGCTATAACTGATTACCTCAAAGACTCATTACCTAAATATTGGCTCGATGTTTTTTAGATGTGTGTGCATGTGGTGCACAGGGTGAAATGCGTACTACTGATTACAAAACTTGAATAAATGTAACTTTCTTTTAACTTTACTTTCGTAACATCACGTTGATAGGGGTATGGTTATTACATCGCTAAGTTATTACCCTCAAATATATTCCTATGAACCATCCCTTTTAAGCCCCAGCACTGGGGCTATTTTTTTCATCAAAAAGCCCCCCTAATTGGAGGCTCGTTGTTCATTTAATCTGCTATCAATTTAAAATACTTAGAAATAATTTTGCATACTTTGAAATATCTACTATGTTTAAAGTGATATTCAATTGTATAAGCAACATCTTTAGCCTACCTCTGTGTAGGCTTTTTTATTCTTTCGGGATACTTTTATCCAACTCTTCACGAAATTGTTCTGGTTTATCGAAACCTTGTGCTGCCATGGTATTTCTCCATAAAAAAGCCCCGCCATTGCGAGGCTGACATATTTCGTTAAGATTTTTTACACTTATTTATCGATTAATATACTATTCTAAAAAAGAAGACATAATAATAATTAATCTAGCTGTACATACTGTCAGCCCATACCCGACTAGCGGGTGCGGGCTATTTTTTTACCCTTTCCGCCTCAATTTCCCGTATTGCTTTCTTGTCCAAGTTGCACGCCTTAA